TGCAAAGGTGTGTCTGTGAGGCTCATAGAACCTCACCGCAGCCACTGTTGCGTGGCTGGTACGATAGACCGCTATGGGACTATCGAAGACTTTCTCCGGATCATGGGGAAAGCCATCCGTGAACTCTGTGTAGTCCACGTGGAGGATCGCTCCAGGATCCTCTACCCAGGGGGCATCCTGATAATCAGCCCTGGGGACCATGCTCGAATGATATTCGAGCGGGTAAGACAGTCCACCCACGAGGTAAACTGTCGGGTCTAAAGCATAGACCCAGACCTCCTTTCGACCTCTGGTCGTTAAAAGGAGAGCCACCTTAGCGCACAGCTTAAGGTCCCGAGTCACTAGAAAGTATGAATCGGGTATAGCTTCACCAGAAGGAAGCTGTGAGAGGATATAATTATCACTCTCCATGAAGAGATTAAGTCTCTTCACAACGCGGTCCGGTAAAGGACGGTTCCGCGTGATGAGGTCAATGACGTCATCAAAGGCGCGATCCTGTAGGGTCACGTCTTCCTCCATCCAACGAGAAAAAATGTTGAATGAAGACGGATATCGAAGTGTATCGAGATCCGACCACACCCACGGAAGGTGTAGTGGGTCCGCAGAATCTGCGCGACTCCGAATCACGAAATAAGGATCGTGATTCGAGAACCTGAAACCAGGATTCATCCAGTGCTCCAAGAAGCGCTGGTAATCAGGGTATATACATCCCTGATGGGCCGTGTGAAAGGCCCTGTCCACATTAAAGATGGGGACATAGGGTTCAAAACCCTCGAAGATTCTACGATAGTAGAATCCCCGACATAGCCTAAGCCATGTCTGTGAAGGGCGCTCAAGTCCCCTCACTTTCACAGATTCAAGTAAACATCTGTGAGCTTCAGTCTGTGGAACCACGACTGATTCCGGCGGTAAGTACCGACGGACTTCTTCCAGAGCTGGAAGAATGAGGTGATGTTTATGCACCACCTCGTTCGTTCTCTCAGAACGAACAAACCTGAAGGAATGAGTACCTTCAAGCAGAGACTGAATTCTGTATTTAGTCTCATGAGGATTTCTAGATTTATCCTCAATGATCCGATTCAAGAAGATCGGATTCGGGGTAAAAGCCCCGTCACCACCAATTTCCAGTGGTGTAAAGGGACACAAAGTGTCACTATCCTGCGGCACCATGATGTGCTGCAGTACAGAAGCAATATCAAATTGCTTCGCGGCGGGTTTATTTACATTATGAACCCACCTGGTCTCTTTTCCTAATAAAGAGAACCGCCCGATGTTAGTCATCGAGTAATTGTCGGTTTCGACAGTCTCCGCCAACATAAGGCGGATACGGGGGTAGTCTAAATAACCTAACTCCCGTTGCCTACGCATTTCAACATGCGTGGCTTGCGTTGGGTTCTGCGGAACCAACGCACCCTCCTCACAATAAAACATGAGGCGGCTCGAGATGAACGTATCAGGTCTCGAGACCTTGAACCCAACTTGTTCAAGGTGGTGCAAGTGAAGCACCAAACGGCGTCTGTCATTGGACAGGGCCACCTCGTCGTCACCGACGAGTGAGTAAACTTGTAGTTTACTCAGGCGCATTGTATAATCATGCGCAATGGTGAGGATGACCTTAGTCATCATATCACCCATGAACCACCCACGGGTGGCTACAACGAGTTCATAGCCTCGTTTGCGAGGTACGAAGACGTACCTCTTGCCGCAATAAAGATTCATTGCGAGCATCGCCAGTCCAACAGGGAATGACGGATGACACTTACTAAAGTGTATCAAGGCGGACCAAATTTGGCGCGCCACTGACCTATTACCATAGTCAGTAGCCTCAGACAAATCAGTGCTGAGGCAATGGATAGTCGAATGAGTATCCAGGGAATCCCAATTAGTACTTTGGGGATTCATTGTGTCGGTTAAAAACCGCCACAAGTGCCGGTCACGGGTTAAACCCGACCTGACACCAGCCGACCTTAAGGTCGCCTGAAAGACGTGTGCAAACACGCCCATTATCACCTGATATGCATAAGATGCGATGGTGATAGTCCTCGCTTTCGAGGGCTCAGCTACACAATGTAGCCGTGTTGCCCGGATATATGCCGGACACTCCAAGGCCGTCTGCACGGCCCAGTGAACCACGTCCTCAGAACAAGTGACGGGTTGCGGTTGAACGGTTACACGTTCAAGCGTCACAAAATTATATTTTGTGTGTAGGTGTGTGCTACGACACAACCTTCGAAGCTGGCGAGATTTGCCACCTTCAGCTCTTGTCGCTTCAAGACAAGAGGTAGTGCCCACGCTAATGCGGGCATGCTCCGGGGAGACGCCAAGGGCTCCCCGTACACAGTCAACAAGAACTGGTTGACTGAGGCGAATCTCCTCATGAGGAGATGTCACGGTGTCGACAAACTTGTCGACACTAGCGGCAATCATCTTGCCGTCTGCGAGCCCTGTGGCTCGCGTTTGCGTCCATAATAGGACGAAACGACCCCACTCATTTGGAGAGTGGAAGGTCTCACGAGGATTGCCAAGACAATCCCGGAATACGGAATAATATGTCCGCATATGCCGTGGGCATGAGTACCCACGGCCTAGGGCAAATGCCTTGCGCATGCCCTTCTTAACGATCTTAAGATCGTTAAGGAACTTCGCGTAATTATTCGCGCAGTTCTCCAAGGTAAACTTGGTAAGCCTATCAATAACTTGATAGGACTCTCCCCCATTTAATATATAGGGGAGGACCACACCATT